GTAGTTTGTCATACAAAGCACCATAATCAGGAAGGTAAGTTTCAAAATAAAAACTTCTGCCAGGAATAGATTTAGCAGTAACCCAGACACCTTTTACGAATTCCCCATGTCCATCTTGATGATCCCTTAAATATTCTCGTCTAACCCATACGTCTACGGAAGGTAAATTACAAATTAAAGTGGACATTAATGCATAGTCACCAAAGGTAGTGAGTATGAAGTATCATGATAGTCACCAGATTCAATGAAATCTCTTGTAACTATTTGTCTTTTTAAAACACCCTCTTCTATTCTATATGTTATTAGTTCTTGTCTAATAACACCTTCGGTGCTTTGTTCTAAATACTGCTTAAAAGGTCCATCTTCCATTATACAATCCCTTTCGTATATCCGTTTGCTCTTGTATATGTTAGCACATCTTTTCTATTAGCAACATCGTTGACATAAGAAACATGTACCCAGCCAGAGTTAGGGTCAATACCGTCCCAACATTCTAGTATTAATTGATCAAAGTTTAAATTGTTTTCTATATATTTTGCTAGGTCGTAATTACTTACGCCATATATTTCTATGTCGGCTGCTTCTCCATCACAATGTTGTGAGGTGGATTTTGATCCAATAGCTTCACACAAAGCAACACTTCTGTAGCCCGAGTTAATGTTGATTGGTTTAGCAAATGCTGACCTAACTCTCTCTAGGACATTATGACATAAAGATTCCATAGCTATAACATGTATTTCATTTGGTTTGTTAACTATGCCTTTTCTTTCGGCTGTCTGTGATTTAGTAAATTCTGTTAATAAAAAGTTGTCTGATAATTTCACGCTGTTCTCCTAGCAATATCCATGTTCTTTGCTACGCTTGTTGGGTCGCTTCCAAGAACCGTAGGACTAGTTCTAGTCACTGGATTTGTTTGTATGTTAAAAGCATTAGTTACCATATTATTTATATCTATGTCCATATTTTTCGTATCGACAACTTGTTGAGGAGCAGATTGAACGGGTTGAACGGGAGGTTGTTGATTTGAACTAAAGAAATCCATTAAGTCATCTGATGTTTCATTTCCTTCAATACCAAACAAGGGTTCTTCTTTTAAGGACATACCTCTTCTTAATGACTTTAATCTATTTATTGCTCCTTGAGGAACAAAGATACCTTTCCTACGAGCTTCGTCTATTTTTTTCTGGCTAGGACTAAATGGTAAATATCGATTACGCATTATTGCATTTGTCTCTTCAGTACCTAGTCCAGCTTTTTTAAACTGTTTCATCAATTCACTTCTACTTATACCTAATTCTCTTAGGTCATTTACATGTGAAGCAAAAACTCTGAACGCTCTAAGTCTAGAATCGTCAGCTCTTTGATAAGCAGTTAAAAACTGATCTCTATCTGCTACGTCTAAGTTAACTGCTTCGTTAAAAACAGTAGCAGCCGAGGATCGTGCACCTTTAAATTCTTGTGCTTTAAAATAGGCTACTTTTTTATTGTCTATTATTTGAGTGTTAACACCAGTAAATGCTCTAAATAATTCTGATCCAGTATCATACTCTCTGCCTGTAGATGGTTCTTTAGAGTCTGCATCAAGTACACCTCTTGCAAATCTACCAAGTTCTACAGATTTTACACCTGCTGGAAAATTCCCTCCTGCAATACCAAGTTCTGCACCTACAGGAATTCTCACAGGAATAGCATTTGGCATTAATGTATTAAATATATGAACTAAAGATTTTTCCCAAGCAACCGAGCTACTGTCACCTTCTCTATATACCTTTGCACCAGACATCGTTTGACCTTCTCTACCTCCGATTGATTTTGGCATGGTATCTTGAAGTGCTGCAAATATCATAGATTGATCTAAGAAAGGTTGTAAGTATTCAGTTAAACTTTCGTATGCAATTTTTGTAGCAGTTTCTCCATAGCCTTTTCCTAGTTTGCTACTTTCTTGATATGTGTTTAACATAGTTCTAAATCCTCTAGACAAAAGATCATAAGGATTGGTGTGACTAAAATCTATATATTCAAAATTACCATTTTTATCTTTACCTACTGGAATAAACTGTGAGTTTCTTTGCCAAGGTGCCGCTAATCTATTTGCTGCACTAAGTTCTTCATCACTTGTGTCAGTTAACTTTTGAGCAAATCTTTGAAGACCGTCACCTGCTACAGAAAAAGCAGTAACTCCACCCATTAATCTTTTCATTCCTATTTCTCTAATAGCAATGTCATCACTAGATAGTTCTTTTGCAGCAGTATTTAAAATATTGAAACCTGTTCTTAGTATCTCTGCGGGGAAAGCCACGAAGTTACCAAGAGGAACCATTCTCAATCCTTTTATAAATTCTGGAACTAGTTCATAGTTGGGAACTAAATTACGGACATTATCTGCGGCATATCTTTTCATAGCCTCATCAATAGTTTCATCATCAGCTTTGTTTATAAATCTAGAAAACTTTGTTTCTGCCTCCAAAGCATCCCCAGCGTTCATCATTTTTGTTCTGACATTCCTAAGTTTATTTAATTCAAACTGATAATTATATATCTTCCAAATATCATCACCACCTTTATATAAACCCTCTGCTTTATTTAAAAAACCTCTACCTAAATTATTAGCACCTTTTGCAACAGTCCCTAGTCCTCCTTTTAACCCTTTAACCTTAGTCGGGATGTCTAAGACACCTGTTAAGTTTGGAGAAGTCTGTGTTTGCACAGTGCTAACAATACCTTGAGAATCATTTCTTGTGTAGTTTTGTATTGTTTCTCCAGTAGGACCTGTGTCTCTGTATCCTAAACCTTTTTTTAAGTTTGCTTGTATCTCTCTTAATTGAGCCGAGCTACCAATAACACCACGCTTCTGTAGATCAACTAGAAAATCTAGGACATCATCATTCAAGTTATAGTCTATTATTGTTTTACCTTTTATTTTTAATTCTTTGTCAATAAGATCTCTTAGAACCATGTCAACCGATTCCATTACACCGGCACCTCTACCAACATTACCATTAGCTAACGCAAACATAGCGGCAGACGTTACGTTTCTAACTTGAGTAATTGGAGATAGAATTGTTTTAGCATATTGAGAAGCACCTTTTAATTGTAATAAAGGTCCGTAAAAAGTTCTAAAAAAATCAACCATGGGGCTAAGATTTGAATTTGCAACATTTGTCATAGCATCAAACATAGGTCTTGGTATAGCATATCCATACATCTCACCATAAACACTTCTACTAGCAGTACCACCTTGACCACCACCTGCTTCTGGATCTCTTCCTAGAACAACGTAGTCCATTTTACCACCTCTGGTTCTCATAGACTCTAGAATCTCATCCATTTCTCTTTGCCCATTAGGAGCTTGATCTAATGTTCGAATTAAACCACCGTTCTCGATTGTTGCTTGTGGGTTTTCTGCTAATCGCTCTGCGTTTATTTGATCAACTCTTGCTTGAATTTCTGCATTTGTATTTACATACAAAGGGATCTCATCGCCCGCTCCACCTCTTGCTATATTCTCTGCGTTTCTTGTTGCAGTGCCAATTATAGATGCATCTGCTGATCTTTTAAAACCAGTATAAAATGTGTCAGCTGCAATAAAATTAGAGAGCTCTGCAATTGTATGTATATAAGCTTCTTTTGGAGTTCTTATTTCACCCATAATGGCTTTAATTACTTCATTATCAACTTGAGGTTTATTCACAACGCCAGGGTTAAGTCTAACAACTGGTATACTTACACCAGTAGAACTTCTAGGTTTTGCATTTTTTAAACCTTTATAATATTTAGTTACGTTGTCTATATATCTATCTGCTTGTAGGGGAGTTAGCCTTACGTTACCTGCTCTCCAATCTCTCACAAAAGCATCGTCTATAGAATAGCTTCCTTGTTCATCTTGTAAAAATTTTTTCACATGAGAAATATCAAGACCTCTTCCCTCAACTATTTGATCAACTAGTGAAGATCTAACATCATCAGCTAACTTAAAAGTATCATCGTTAAATATTTGATACAGTCTTGAAAGATATCCACCTTCATTAATATTCTGATTTACAATATCTACAAAATCTTGTTTACTTAACATACCACTTCTTCTCTCACCTTCTGTTATTTCTTCTGGTAAGTTTCGAGCTATGCTAGATTCTTTTACTCTCTCTGATAATCTGTCAATAGATTTTTTAGCTTTTGAAAAAGCTTCAAACAAAGGTTTTGGTATCTGCAAGTCTTCATATTTTGCACCTTCCAAAACATCCATAAAATTATTTATTAATTTTTCTTTGTTGTAACCACTTAATTGACTGTAATCTGGATCTTTCAAAGCAATTTTAATTTCTTTATCAATATCTTTTAATTGTTTTTCTGCAATTTTTATATCACCTTCAACGGCTGGGTTTACTAATGATTTTAATCTTGCAGTTGCTGGATCTAAAAAAGATCTATATCTAAAAACGGACACCGCCCTAGTGACTGCTTTGTCTAAACTATTTATAGATTCTCCTTTTAAGTATCTGTCCTCACCTCTTTGTATAGCACCAGTAGCTACATCTGCTGTTGCACCAAGAGCTCTTGATCCGACACCGACACCGACACCGACACCTGCTCCTTTAGCTGCACTTCCCAAAACATCTGCGAACTCTGGCATCTCTCCTTCAATTGCAGAACCAACAACTTCATAACCTGCACCTACACCTGCACCCAAAGAACCTAGTCCAACCTCTCTCGTGGTTCGTGCACCAAGTTTCGCTGTACCACCAATAGCGGCACCTATGACGGGTGGTAAGATACCTGCAAAAACGCTACCTTCTAATCCATGCTTTACTTTATTATACAATCTTGCTGCAGCTAACTCTCTACCTTCTAAACCTAAAGTTTCTTTTGTTTGCGTAGGACCACCTTCAAAAAAGTCTGCTAAAGTTTGTGTACCATCTGTTGAAACAAGAGTATCTGCAAGACCTGCTGCCCCTATTTGTCGAGCCGCTTCACCAAACTTTTGACTCTTTGTAAGATTTAATTCTCTGCCTTTCGGAGCTCTACCTAAATCTTCTCCAATTTGTCTGCCTCGTCTTTTACCACGAAACTTATCAAGAATAGATTGTTTGCCTCGTAGCTCTGGTTGACCTCTGGCTATCTTTGCTAGTCGACTACCTTTAGCAACTATGTTTGCGGCAACTATTCCAGGAACAGCAAATTGAGTTAAACCTTCTGCAACTTTACCAGCAGTTCCCGTTGGATCAATATCTAACGCATCTCTAACTGAATTACCTGCTCTAGTCACGGCTTCTGTGAAGTTGGTTCCCGCTGCAAGGTCAATTAAACTAGCACCTGTTTCAGCTATACCTTGAGGTATGGCTATCAAACCAGAACCTATACCTTCTACTATTTCTTGTAATGCACCTTCGTCTTCTGGATTTTCATACGAGTATTCGTCAACTTCACCAGAAGCAACGGCTTGTTCATTTCTTATTATTCTTTCAGCTTCTTTTTGACCAATTTCATTTGAAAAAAGATAGTCTTTTCCATCTACTTTGTATGTGTATTCTGTAGCCATTTGTCACCTAAACTATCTTACAAGTATGTCTGAATATATATCTTTCAATGACTTTGAATTTTCTCCACCAGATTTCTCATTTAAATCATTTATCATATCAGGAGGAAGTTGATCAATTCTAACTTTAGCTCCTTGTTGTCTAGCAAAAGATAAAATAGCTCCTAATCTTTCATATGAATTTAATTTTTCTATAGACTTGATATGTCTGGCAGCAGCTATTCCAAATGTTTTCTTCTTCTCTTCACTAACTCCATCAAGATTTGGAAGATAAACGGCTCCGACTTGACCAGTTGCACCGTAGTTTCTGCCTTCATATTTAAAGTCAGTATTCATACCAGTTGTAGTATTAGAAGCCATGTCTGCTAATTTTTTCTTACCCGTAGGAGTCACATCAAATTGATTAAAGTAACCCTCACCACCAAAAGGTATTTCTTCTGTAATGCCAGGCTTTAATTTTATATCTCCAGACTGTCTCAAGAAAACTATTTCTTTTGGTGTCGCTTTAGCTAAACCAAGTCTAAATGTTTTGTCTAAATTTTCTTTTTGAAGAGCTCTTGCAGCTTCATCGCCTTTCATTTTTGCTAATGTACCTACCAAAGTTACATTCCATTTAGCTCCATCCATTTTCATATTGTATGCAGCCATAGCTTTAGCTTTTTGATCTCCTACATATTTCATTTGAATGTTTAAAAGACCTTGTTCTTGTTGGATCTCCAATGTTTTCTTTGCGAGTCTTTCAGATTTCTCATCCTTTAATAATTTATACATAGTGTTAGCAGCATCTCTTCTATCTGCTTTTAATTCTGTTTTTAGTTTTCCTATGTCTTTACCATACTGATCTAAACCAAAAGAAAAACCTTTAGCTATGTTAGTTAAAGCATTACTACTTTCTCCAGAAGCAACAGCTAATCCAGCTTTCATCATGTTTAACCAAATTGAAGCTTGTTTATCTTCATCATATTGTTGATCTAATTGATCGGGATCAAAACCTAATAACTTAACGGCATCATCTTTTACATCAGCTAATGTGGGTTCTTGTCCTTTTTGATTAACAAGTGATGTGAAATTATTAATTCTTTGCTCAACCGTTTTACCACCCATTTGATATTGATCAGCACTAGTGTTTGCACTTTCTAAAGATTTAACAGCATCTTTTTGAATTTCAGTTACTTGATTTAATTGATTTTCAAATTTTTGAGAAAGAGGTTTTTTGAAAGAACTATTATCGGTAGTTTTAAAACCAAGATTCTTAGTGTTTGGAAAATTTTCTTCCTTTTTAACAATAGAACTATCTATAATCTTTTTGTTGGTATCATTAATATTAGGTCTTGGTTCGGAAAGAGAAGTATCGACTGTTTTATTTTTTGCTTCTTGTTCTTGTTTTAAAACTTGTAAAGGAGTTTGACCTCTTACATCTGGATCTTGAAACACACCTGAATTAGGATCTCCAGGTATAATTTTTCCCGTTAAGTCATACCTTCGTACACCATAAGCAGGCATATTTATAGTGCCTGTTTCATCTCTTGCCACCAATCCACCAAGATTATAACCTTTAGCGGCATTCATCAACTCTGGCGATGATGCAAGAATACCCATAGGTTGTTTAGACATACCCACTTGACGAAACATTTTTCTTTGTAAAGGATCATTCATTATTAATCTTCCTAACCGAACATTTTATTAAAGCCACCCGCTTGTCCTACAGCACCTAGACCTGCAATACCTAACCCTAGCATTTGAGAACCCGTGCTTGGACCGGGAGTCGTGGTTGTTGAATAAGTTGATTGTAAAGCTGGAACGCCTCTAAAGATATCAGACATGAAACCAACTTGTTGATAAGGTAATGCTTGTTCTGCAAGTGAGTTTGCTCTGGCAACATCTAGTCCTTTTTGTGTCTGACCTTGTTCTAGACCACCAATACCTAATAATGTATTAATATCTTGAACACCCATTTGTTGACCTAATTGACCTAAACCTGCTGTATTTACACCAAGACCGCCAATTGTTTGACCAAGAGCACCAGTGGATTGACCCAACTGACCAGTTAATTGTGCTTGTCTTAATTGTTGTTGTGCTGCTTGTTGTGCAGCGTTTTGAGCTTGAGCAAAACCTTGAGATCTTAATTGTGATCCAGTTCTGGCTTGTTGATCCATTACATTTTTAGCTACTTGACCTTGTGCTACGGCATGTCTTGACCCACCAAAAGCACCCGAACCTACAGCTGTCGCACCTAATTGTTTCTGTTGTTGCACACCTTGATCTGCAATGTCTTGATACTGTTGTTGAATTACATCATCTAAATAAGGATTCATAAAATCTTGATATGAAGTCGGGTCATAGGTTGCTTGACCTGCTTGACCTATTGCAGAGCCTAACGTACCAAGACCTGCTCCAACTGCACCAATGCCTTGACCTATCGCTTCACTACCTGCTTGCAAATAAGGAGCATATGATCCAACACCTTGCATTGCACTCGATATAGCTTGTTGTTGTGCGGGAGATAAATCTGCTAACTGTTGAGCAGAAAAAGGCATTTGTGAGCCTTCACCTGTTAATCCTTTTGCACTTGCAAATATATCGGCTAAAAACTGTTCTTGAAAAGGAGCTAACCTTACGGTCTGTTCTTGACTTACTGTTTGATCTGCCATTATGCGGCTCCTTCTAATTGTGACATCATGTCATACATTCTTGCGGCTCCAATATTTCTATCTCCACCACCTGCACCACGGACTGCTTTTGCAGTTAAGACAAACTCACCATCTGATAATCTAGCAGGCACAGAATCTGATGTTCCCGTTCCTGGACCGTTGACCTCGCCTCCTGCTGCAGCCATAATACCTACATCGTCCTCATCTTTTTGTCTTTTTCTATTGTCTTCAAAATATTGGTTACGCTCTTCTTCGTCATCTAAATTATACAGTGTATCTCCAATTCGTCCATACCCTAATCTAGTTTTGCCTACTGGATAATCTCTTTGTTCTTTAGGCGTATATACTTCATCATCAATACCAGATAGTCCGGCTATTCCAGCTCCCGCCAAAGCAAGAGATGTTTTAGGATTATTCTTAATCATATCTATAACGGAGCTAGAACCAGACTTAGCAATTGATTTAACTGGGTTGCCTGTAGCAACGGATGTGTTTACTGGCGACCTAAAAGGAGAACCTGCTGTACTAAAATTAAATCCTTTACCAAAATCTTTACCACCCATCGCATATGTTGTTGCACCTGCAAGTGCAGCATTTCTCAAAGCTTCTTCTGCATCTCTTCCTGCTGCAAGAGACCCGATTCCCGATCCGATTGATGCACCCATTGGACCACCAAAGTACATACCAATAGCACTACCAATCAATGGTGCGGCTTTCTTTAATGTCTTAGTGATGTTCTTAAATATACCCATAGCTTATAATACCAAGTAATTGTTAATTATTCAATCCTATAAATCCTAATACCCTGCATTAGCTGCAATGACACGCTCATTAGTATCACTTGTTGATGCTCTAACTTTAGATAATTGTTGTATGCTTGCTATTACAAAAAGTCTGTCTGCATCTGCTGCTTGAACTTTTAGTATTTCTCCACTTTTTAATATTAAGTCTCTAGTTAATAGTTCTATTGTAGTTTTTGCCGCAACTGCTTTATCTTTAAATAATGGATATATATGTGTAGATGTAGTTGCCCCGGTATCATCTAGTCCACTACCAACGAGTGTTACTGTGATTGTAGAGGCATTAGATGTATCTTCATTTGAAACAAGAATAGAACTAACAACAGATGAGTTTAAATCTGCATTACTAGGAGCGGTAAACAAAGTTAAAAGAGTAGTAGCACCTAAATCCATTTTTGCATTAGTTACACTTGAAACATATTGAGGAATACTTGTAATTAACATTATCTTTTTCCATCCTCTCGTATGTCAACTCTTGGTGTACCTAACTTATATTTTGTGCCCAATGATGTAGAATCTATTCTCAAAGCAAAAGATCTACCTCGTAATCTATAATCTAACTTTTCTGTAAACTGCTCTATTGGACTTGTAGCAGATCTCTGTGTTGCACCTTCTGTGGTCTCATTAAAGTTAGACCCCGGAAAGTTCTTGGCTTTCATTGTAAAAGATACATCTGGGTTTACACTTGTTGATCCACCAAAAGTAATATCGGGTATGACTCTTCTTAAAAAAACAAATTTCTCTCCGTCACCTATATCAACTGGTGCAGATTCGATAAACGATGTCATAGCAGATCCATCGTCATCATAACCAACTTCATGGTTGTATAAATACTGCCCACCCGTTGCAACAGGTAATGCTCTAATGCCTCTGTCAAGCCAAGCTTGACGAGCCATTGTTCCATAATACCAGGTTCTTTCTAAATAATTGTACACAACATAAGCATCTATTTCTGTACTACTTGCCGTTGGATAAAACCAAAATATTTCACCAAATTCAGTATTTAAACCAGCATGTACTTTATCTCGTTCTTCCGTATTAAAATCTAGAAACACTTTATCCTTGACAGTACAAGGCATTTGTTGTGTTTGACCTCCTGCATAAGCATAGAAAGTATCTACACCCATCCAAAAAACAGAGTCGTCCACAGCTATAGCAGCAGAAGGCCCCATAATTGTAATATTCTTTGATAGTTCTTGTAGACCAAAAGTAAAAGCAGCTCCAATATATTTTAAACCATGAAGTGTTTTATTTGTAAAAACAAGTACTTGTTGTTTTGTTTCTACAGCTTGTACAAAAGTTGATCCACCACCAAGTCTTAAATCTCCAGCTGTGTTGGCTTCTGTAGGAAACCAATCTACAGGATTTTCTTGTGAAGAAAATCTAATAAGTAATGGATCTTGAATACCGTTTCCTTGCGTAGAAGTCGATGTGGCACCTAAACCATCACAACCAAAAGCTATAACATGTCTGTCTTGGTCTGAAACAAGTATTTGTTTCGCTACTGTTGGAACACTTGTCGCAGAAAGAATAGTCCCTAAACCATCTTTAAATTTATTTGAAGCAGATAATTCTAAAGCTCTAGACGAAACACCATCATCTTTGAACCAAAGATAAAGTGCACCATCTCTAGGATTAAGCAATAAATGTTGTCCAAAATTATCATGCGTCCATAATCTGATTTGTGCACCAGAAACCGTGACACTCGCTGCATTACCCCAGCCCACAAAATCATTAGCCGAGTCTTCATTACCTACAGCTAATCTAACAAGTGTCCCATTTGCGTGTGTTACTGCATCAGTTACTGCGGAGCTACTACCATGATTTGCAGTATTTACATTAGAAGCTGCTCCACTTCCAGCATATGCTCTTACCACTGTTAGATCATTAGTTGAAACATTAGTCACTAACATTAATTCATCTTCAATTAATATTACGTCATTAGTTGCTATTTGATGTGTAGGATTTGAACTTGTTACAGTTAGTGTAGTGTCTGAATTAGAAAAAGTACCACCTTCATTGATTGTTGTTGCTACTGCATTACTTGTTGTACCACTCCATTGACCAGCACCCCAACCAGTTCCACCAACTGTAACGTCAAGACCTGTGTTTATTTGATAGACTGCTTTTGAATTATTAAAAGTTAAAGTGCCGTTGGTCACTGAACCACCAGTAGTAGAAGTACTAAGTTCAAATGTTGTTGAATTTGTAATGGAGGCTATTGTGGCACTTGCTGGTATCCCAGTACCGCTTACTGTACCACCCGAAACAAGCAAAGCGGTAGAATCCATTGTTATGGTTGGGTCATCATTATAATCACAAGTAGCATCTGTAAAAGTACCATTACCCGTATCAGAGCCAGTTGCTAGAACAGAAAGTGTGATTGTATAAGAGTTAGAACTTATTATGGATGTTATTTGATGCTCTGCATTCAACAAAGTTGCTGTTACATTCCCACCTAAACTTGAAGCACCCGAAATAGTAACAAAGTCATTTTCATTCGCACCATGTGCTGGGTCAATAATGGTAACCAATGTAGAATTATTTGAACTACCCCCAGTAGAGTCAAAATTAGCACTAGTTGAAGCAGAAAAAGTAATATCTCCTAATGGTGTTGTACTTCTTATTGGTGTTATATCGTTAAATAACTGACCTTCTTCTATATAATATTTAAGATGTGTCCCAATACCTAAAAAATCAGAACCATCTAAAGCAGCCCAATTATGCAACTTTCTTGCTGATCCTTGATAAGTGTTAGGGCTATACTTAGACCAACCACCTATTTTTTCTGGAAAGCCAAGTCTAAATCTAACCTTATCACCATCGACATAACCACCTTCATTACTTTCATCTGTAACATCTGATGTTATTCCTGGCTTAAATTTTAATTTTGTTATGGGCATTATAAAGCACTCGCAGATAAGGTTCCAGTATAAGCATCGGTGTTAACACTACCAGTACCGTCATTAAAAGGTTTTAGTGCATAAGGATTATCACCATCACTTCCACTTATTGATCCTGACAAGCTAAATGATCCGTCTGTTGAATTTCTGGTTACAACACTAGTAGCACCCGCTGATACTGTTGCATTAAACGGATCACTACCCGCTACAACACATGGTATTGCTAAATTATTTGTAAATGTAAACTTTCTACCTGTTGAAGTTATTGCATTAGGAATAACACCACCTGCTAATAATGAATAAGCAGAGTTCCACCCAGCGAATGAACTAGATATGGTCATGTAAAACTTACCACTACTGATTGTCATACTTATATTATAATTAGAACCACTTCTAGGGTCAAAGCCTGCACTTGACCAACTCATTGTTCTAATACCATTAGTGACACTGTTACTCGCAGGTTCAACAGGACTACAATTTCTACCTGCATTTGATGAATAGTTTGATTGACTTGAAGCTCCTCCCGGACCTACAATCAGACCTCCCCCCGCAGGATTATCTTCAACAAAAGCATCGTTAAACTCCATCCTAAAGTTTGCATTATTTATATTAGGCATAAGACTACCACCTACATAACCTGTCCAAGTAGTATTATTCAATACTCCAAAATAATTATTAAGTGCCTGTCCACTAAATGAAGTTAAATTAGATGTAAAGGTATGGTCTGTACCTACAAGAACAGTGGAACTATCTGCTTCACTTATAGTTGTTGTACCAGTATTACTTGTACTAGCTACAGAACTTGTAAAAGTTTTTAATGTAGATTGTATATTGCCACTACCTTTTAATTCTAAAGTTGTACTAGAATTTGTTGTCAAAGGTGAACCAGAAGAATTAGTTATTGTTTTACCATTAGTATCTAATATAATTTTTTTATGAGCAGAATCATTATTTAAAGTTAAATTACCAGAAATATTATCCGTTAGCTTAAAAAATTGTATTGGCAACTTACTTTTAGAAGTCCCAGCTTTGTCATTAAGTGTTCCTGCCGAACTTACTTCAGTAAACCCTAGACCTGATATTAGTGGTATACTCATTTAACACCTAAAATTTGACTGTCTCTGTAAAAGAAAAACTTGTTCCATTGAAAATCCCTATTGCGAATTCCACACTAGCTCCCAAAGTAATACCTTGTGAGGTAACTGCACTATCATTATTCCAATCTATTGTTAAACTATTTGCACTAGATGTTTTATCGATGATAACATATTGTCCTGCAACTAAATTTGTAATAGCAACTCTTAGTATTTGGCTACCACTAGCTACAGTTAATCTTTGATAGACGGATTGAGCACCACTTGGTGTCAATGTAACTGTACCAGACATATTAAGTGCAGTTGGAACTTCTACTAAGTTTGCATTGAAATATGTTGAGAATGTGGCTGCCGTAGTTTGTTGCATTGTGCCACCATCATTAGTAACAATACCATCTCCTGCAGCAACGGCAGTTGTTCCTGGAGTTGTAGCAGAACCATCCATTATGTTTAGTTCTGTCGCAGTTGTTGTTACAGTATCGAGAATATTTAATTCTGCTGCTGTGGATGTAACAGCAACACCACCTATTGTAAGAGACCCTAGATCCAAAGCATTTGTTACATCAGTAACTTTTGCACCACTTCCCGCTCCATTTGCAAATATTATTTTTTTTGATCCAGCAACTATAGATACAGTGCCTCCAGTTCCATCACCTTGTTTAATTGTAACCGTTTGATTTGATGCATTTTCTATTATATAAACTTTATCTTGATCGTTAGGATCTATAGTAACTGTGCATGTCCCACCGGGTGTCCCAGAAAACACTATAGCTTTACTCCCTCCAGGAGAAGAAGTTCCATCACTTGTTGTAAGATCGTGAGTCGTGCCAGATAAAGTTACTGCTTCAACACCATTAATGGCTTTATCTATAATATCGAAATTATTATTTGTTGTAGTACCCCAAGCTCCTGCTTGTTCTCCGGCACCTATTTTTTCTATACCACTATTGGCTGTATATGTACTTGCCATGTTTACCTCTTATATTTCTGTCCAAGTCTCTGACCCAGACGGTGTTATATTTGTATAACTTTCCACACCTGTAGGGTTTATTGCTCCCCATGTTTCAGACCCAGACGGTGTTATATTTGTATAACTTTCCACACCTGTAGGATTCACTTCAGTATATCCAGATCCAGGAACGGGAGCCCCCGCAGGTCTTTTCCCTGTTGTTTCACCTATGTCTTCATACAGTTTTTCACCTAGTGTTGTTTGTATTATATTAAAAGTATTACTTGCAACACCTGATCCTATCATAATACTAACTTGAGTTTTTGTAAAGGCAGACTCTATTTCAGATACACCTAGTTTAACTCTTCTTCCGATTGAAGTTTTTGTAAAGACAGATCTTATTTCAGAAATACCTAATCTAGCTCTTTCTCCAGTTGAAGTTTTTGTAAAGGCAGACTCTATTTCAGAGATACCCGAATTAATAGATATTCCATCTGATGTTTTAGTAAAAGCGGACTCTATTTCAGAAACACCTAATCTAGCTCTTTCTCCAGTTGAAGTTTTTGTAAAGGCAGACTCCACTTCAGATACACCCGACTTAATCGCTATTCCATCTGATGTTTTTGTAAAGGAAGACTCTATTGCAGAGACACCTGTGAGTGTACCTACACCTACTGAAGTCTTAGAAGCAATACCACTCATTTCAGAAACGCCTGAATTAATCGCTATTCCATCTGATGTTTTAGTAAAAGCGGACTCTATTTCAGAAACGCCCGAGTTGACTGCTATTCCAACTTGAGTTTCTGTAAACGAAGATTCTATTTCAGAAACGCCTAGCTTAACTCTTTTCGCAATTGAAGTTTTTGTAAAGGAAGACTCTATTTCAGATGAGGATACAAGTACTACGCCTCCTATATGATCAGCAAGGCTACCTTCACCAAATGCTCCAAACCCAAAAAAAATCATATTTAAACATCACTTTCTCTTATTCACCAGTAAAAATGTAATCGTTTACGTCAATATTCAACCATGACGGCTTTACAGGAAATATGACATCTTCTTCGTTAGAATACGTTTGAGGTATATCTCTTAGAGTTTTTCTAAAAGCTTTAAGTTCTGTTTGTTGCTGTGAAGTTAGGTCATCCCAACGATCACTTCTTGTAAAATGATCCGATGAAAATAAAGCATGATCTCGCCAAAACCTAATCTCGTCCCAAGACAATACTTCTTCTGTTTCAGTAATATTTCCATCTTTATCTTTATGTGTTGTTTTCTGTGTACAAGGCATAACTATTCTCCTGCGTAACTATCTGCAAGCAGCGCCAAGATAAAAGGTGCCGCAGATTGGTCAAAAAAACCTCCTGCACCAGATAAGTCTGTTGTCAAAGCATTAGAAACAACAACATCGTTTCTTCCTAAACCTGTTCTTCTAGGAGATGTTAAAACATCACTAAATCCCTCCGTGTAAAAGCTTCCCCCTGCAGCAGTACTATTAAAGTTCGTCACTATAGTTACACTTCCTTCAGGAGCTAGACACAGAGCGTATCTGCCAGGAATTATTGCAGTTACATCTGGTGTAACAAACTTATTCACATTAGCACTTGATCCTGATGCTATCGATCCTTTTGATACAAGTTGAGAGGGGTATCCAAATTTATTTAAAGTATAAAGACCTAAATGAACTGTAACATCATTTATAGTTCCACTAAAACCAGTCCTAAATCCAAGACTTGCTATATTAGTCGTATCCCCTGCTCCCGTGCCGGGTATCATTACTGGCATAAAATAACCTCTGTTCGCAATTAAGGATAACTGAGAGAAAAATCCTCCATTTGGTGCACCTGCTATCATGACTTGACTAGTATCATCTTGTTTAGTGATAATAGTGCCTGTGTGTAGTTTTCTTGCAATTAACTCATCACTAAAAACCCCTGCTCCATTCGTGGCATCACCTTTTAATTGCTCTCTAGTTGCGACAGTATCGGAGCCTGCTAAAATTGTCGTTCCACTATTACTTAAAACTGTTGTGAGATTTCCATTAATTTCAGCTTTAATCTCAAAACTACCATCTTCTGATCCATTTGTTACATCTTTTGCAACAAATCCAAGTGAACCATAATTAGTTAAAGCACCTGCGGAACTGTTATTCCCATAAAACCTAATGACTGCCAAGTCATCATCATCGACAGGGCTATCAGAGAGTCTAAATAGGTTTACTACTGGACCCACATTAGAACTATTATCTGTTTTAACAATAAATAAATCGTTTCCCAAAGAAGTACCAGATGTACCCTCAACAACTACTGTTCCCGTTATATCTGGTAAGGTTATAGTTCGATTAGCAGTAGGGGTTCCTGCTACAAGGTCAACTTCATAAGAAGTCCCAGCATGGTTTTCCCATTGAATTTTTTGTTCATTTTTAAGTTGAAATTTATCGGTATCAAATGCGTAGGCATCTGTTAATGTAGCATTTACTTCTAAGCTTATAAGCAACCTACCATCTTCTGTACCGTCAGTAGCATCTGCAATTTGACCTGTAATTATTGCATAGTCAATTTGTTGGTCATTATCATTCTTCCCTTTAAATACTATTTCACCTAAAGAATCATTATCAGCAGGACTAGATGAGTTCCTTTGAAGCTCTAATTTTGGTTCTGCGTTTGCAGTAGCATTAGAATTTTCTATTAAGGTCAGATTTCCATTCAACTCTAGTGAACCATCAGATTCTTGAACTGGAAGTCTGTCCGCTGGCACTGTGCAGAATATTGTTTTTGTACCAGAACTCCAAAAAACTAAATTGTTGCTATTAGAACTAGAAAATACTGACCTAGTAAGTGTGGTGCCAGAAGTTGTAAAAGTACCAGTACCAACTTCAAAGTCTGTACCATCCGTACAACAATAAAAAGTTGTGTCACCATTACTTAAATTAGAATTAAACGTCTCAAAACCTGTAACTGCCCCACCTAAATTATATGTACCCGTGCCAGTTGTTGTGGTTGTTTCTTTAATTCTGTCTTTTAAAATTAAAGCCATTATTTTAGCTCTATTGTGATATTTCCTGCATTTATTCTAAAAATATCGCCAGTTGCTATTGCCTTACTTGCGTCCAAAGCTCCTATAAATAAAACATTACCGCCAGACCCCACTACATCTAAAGCATCACTTACATGTGTTGCAATAAAAACATGTGTTACTGTATCTGTTCCTCCACCACCAGAAGCAGGAAATTCTATGTTTGATGCATTAGTACACGATTGTGTGTTTGCAGAATCAGCCGTTAAAGTCCACCCTGATGCCGCAACGGTTTGTCTTGCATAGTTAGTAAAGTTAGCTTCTGTTATTGAAGGATCTCCAGATTCACCTGTTGTATCATTAAAATTAGATACCGCTGTTGCCAATCCTACAAAAATATTGTTGCCCGGTGTGCTAAACGATGCGGCGTTGTTTTTGAAAATAAGACTTAAAATCCTATTTTCTAGAAAGGTGGTTGCTGCATTTGCTGTTGCCATTTTTTACTCCTTATGTTCGTGGTCTTGAGGGTACACCCACTCTGTAACCATCTGTGTTCTCTCTTGCTTCCCCAAAATCTTTTAATCTTTCTAAATACTGCATATATAAACCTGTGTAGTTCTTTACAACATCTGGCTCACCCTTCATGAAAGTATAAGCCTCAATCAGAGCTCCGTAAAGTAGGGCAAAAGGTGCATTTGTACTAATCCAAGTTGTAGCACCATCAGCACCAGCAGTCAAACTTGCAGGTCTGTAATAATAATGTAATTCTATTGTATAATTACTGTTAGGTGTTGGAGCTAATATAAAATTATCATTATCAAATCTTGCGTAATATTTAGGTAGTCCAGTTGTTGATGCATTAGGTGTATACTCTCGTATAAAATTTGTATCTTTCTGAAGTAAAAAACCTTCTGATCCAGCTGTTGTTATTTGAAGAGAAAACGAAGCTAAATAGTCAGTAGGCACTGTTAAAAATTGATCGGATGAACTTACTGCACTTGTTACATTTTTTCTAAATAAATCGAGATCTATACTTTTAAATATTTTTTCCTCTGCTGCTTTAATAAAATCTGGAAGATGAGTAACAAAAGTTGTCTCACTATTGTCAGTGTAATCTTGTATTGCTGTTTTTAATGTTGCTAATGTAAAACTCATTTATGCCTCCAATGTAACTGGGCCAGCAGTGGCTCTACCACCTCCTCCAGATCCAGCAGTTGTTGAAGTTTCACCACTAGATAAAAGAGAAATAATGTAAGTATTTTCATCCGTGGCGGGTGTTATAACCACTGTGTGACCAGAAGATGATTCTAAAGTTGCTCTAGAAAAACCAAAGAAGGGTTGACATTTTCTAAATCTAACAGTGTCACCACCTGATCTACCATGATTTTTTTCAGTAACAATAATTGTAGAAGTTCCTACGCTATTTACTCTAAAAGGATTTAAACCAAGAAGATTTTCTACGGTCACTTCTGTCCTTGCGTCAACTCGTGGTTGGTACAAGGCTGTCGGATCTGGACCAGGGTGGTTAGGCTCTAACTGTGGGTGTTTAGCTTCATACTCATCAGGACCAACCTTCAAGCCATTCCATTCAGTTTTCATTTCTCGCAAACGATAACGAAATCCAGAACGATCTGAGTATGCCCATGCTTTTTTTCCTGTTGCGTATCTAGCCATTTTTCTTAAAACTCATCTTAATTTTTTCTTCTAAATGCCCGATCATTATTCTTCTCATATACTCGGCTCTAGCTAAATCAGTAAATGAGTATTCACGAATATCGTCATTATCAACTCT